CGGTCAAATCTTTAAAGGCTTTCTGCTGTGCTTTCGATCCTTCCTTGGCGCCGGACATTTTAACCGATAACTCGGTTAGCTGTTTAATCAAGTCGCCTTGGTTTTTCGACAACGGTTTAACCCCGTGACTGCTCAACACTTCCGCTGCTTTACTGGCGTCAAAGGTCATTAATCCTAATTTTTCAAACTGTGCTGCTGCCTTGTCTGTCTGTGGTTCCAGCCGCATCAACATCGTTTTTAACGATGTTCCGGCGTCACTACCTTTTAATCCGTTTTGCGCAAATACTGCCAATGCTGTGGCGGTATCCTTAAAGGTCAACCCAACACCAGCAGCAACAGCCGAAGACATGGACAACGCAAATTTCATTTCGCCAACATCCGTAGCCGATGCATTCGCTGCACCCGCTAAGATATCGGCAGCCTGCGCAACAGATAGCCCATCCTTCTTAAATGCATTCAGAGCTGTTGACGCGATCTCCGCAGCATCTTTAAGATCAAGCGACCCGGCCGTAGCAAGGTTTAATGCTCCGGATAAGCCGCCATGAATGATGTCTTTTACAGATACCCCGGCTTTAACTAATTCTTCTTCGGCCTGTGCCGCTTGGGTTGCGCTAAAGGCGGTTTTAGAACCTTGTACAATGGCTAAGTTTTCAAGCTCCTTGCTGTACTTACGAACCTCATCCGGAGCCATAACCGACTTAACGCCGGACATCTGCGACTCGAAATCCATCGCCGACTTAGCAGCAACGCCAAGACCCGCGCCTACCGCTACTGTGGCCGTTCCGAAGCCCTGCATCATGCTTCGACCGGTTGCTGATACTTTATCTCCTGTTGCCCGGAACTTATCCGCCTGAGAAGCCGCATGACCCCAGAAGGTGGACTGCTCACGAATTTTACTATTTACCGCGTTTAATTGAGACTCGGTGTTTTTCATTGCGGCGGCACTGCTGTTGTATCGACGCGATAAGTTGTCTACGGTCTTTGCGTCAACGTCTTTCGCGTTTGCCGCCCGATCATACTCGGCTTTTAAATTGGCAACACGGGCGCGCTGAAGCTCCAAGACGCTCGTAAGGCGGCGAGAGTTGGCTTGCATCCCTGCTAGCGTCCTGTCGTATCCGTCAACGCCCGCAGAAGCGACTTTAAACTCACTATTAACGCCGCGAATTTTGCGGGTAATTTCCGTCATAGACTTAGAAAAATCAGCCTCCTGTAAAGAGAGACTGATTTTAAGTGCGCCTATTTCTGTGTCTGCCATATTCTCGCCTCCTTACAATCCTGGTATCTGGTCAATGAAAACTTTTTCAGGCTTATTCATAATAAAAAACATGCGGGCGTCGATCTCATTGATCTCTTTGTCCGTCATGCCTTGTTTGCGTAATGCGAGATAGAGTTCTTTCATTCGTTCGAACCTATCCCGCGGCGTTAGTTTTTTTCTGCATCGTCTTCAACTTCAGGCAAAACGCCTTGAACCGTTTTAAAAAATTCAAGATACTTTTTGTTCCATTCAAGCACGGCAATCCCTTGGATAAATTGTTCCGGTGTGAATTGACCATGAAAAATATCAGTACAAATAAACTCGACAAACTCTTGTGTTTCTTCGCGTTTTTCAAGGGTAGCAAATTCAATCCGCGTCTGCATCTCAGTTAAATTCATCAATGCGGCGAGATAAACTTTACCAGATGAAAATTTCTTTTCCTTGCCATCTATGGTTAATGTGACTTCCAATGTAAATCACCTCATATTCAAATTAAAAAAGACAGGCGATTAGACCTGTCTTCACTTATTAGACTGTCGGTGCGGTTCCGTCATACACCTTGTCAAACCACTTAGCGAGAAGCTGTTCGTTTGCTACCTCATCGCCTTCATTCAACTTATAGCGCCATTTACCATCAGATAGACGTGCGACAAAGTTACCTTCGAGTGACGGCGTTTGGAAATTGATGCTGTTGTCTTTCGTTTGCAATTGCTCCTGATACGGATGAAACTTGCCCTTAAGCAGCCAATAATAACGAAACTTATTATCTGACGTTATCGAGCGAAAGCCGATCGCCACATCCGGTGGATTGTCGTTGACACTATCCACGATTACCCCCTGAGCGTCAACCGTTTTGCCAAGCAATGCCGCTTCGTCTTCCGTTGGCAGCGCGCGATGACCAATCGTTACCGTGATGCCGCTCAAACTTGAAGCGGTGTCCGTTGGCTGGTCATCTGATGCTAGACTGCCTGTATTGTATGCCGGGTTGATATTGGCACTGATAATGCCCGGTACTTTCTTAACTGTTCCATAAACAGTACTCGTTGCGTCGTCACTTGTAACCGTTGCATAAACTAAATCTCTTAATCCAATCGGTGGTGCTCCTGCCATCGTTTATTCCTCCAATCAAAATTAAAAGACGCTCCTTATAAATCGGGAACGTCTAGCTTTTTAAATCTCACAGCCCTATGCATTATTTTTGTTGTTGGATCCGGTAGATCCCACGCTCCGGTGCGATCGTATCCGATCGGCGCAAGATAAGATTTAATCAGCTTTTCTGTCGGCTGATAATCCGTAAACTTGTTGCTTACCGGCTTTGACCAAATATCGACTTGCAAATAATAATTGGTCAGCTGTTCCACATCGTCGCTCGATAATGCACCCGTCTCGTCGTAAAAAAAGAACGTCGCATAAAAGTCCGGCTCGGTACCTAGATAATATTGATATCTAACTGGGCATCCGATACCGGACAGCGCTGCTATGACTTCCGAAACTTTACTCATAGCCTCAAGTCCTTTCGGATTGAGTCTGCCATTTTATCCTGTGTCGTTCTGACTTCACGGTGGAAAGTCTTTGACATAAATCCCTGAGCAGGTTGATGGACACTACCGAACTCCGGAAAATTCAGCATCCAGTGATCACGATCAGGGCCGATATACCGATTGTCTCCATCCTTCTTAACAACGATATGATCAGCAGCGTGATCGTTTGGCGTGTCCTGGCTCCGTGGCGTACTAGCCGCCACTTTAGCACGTAAGTGTTCCGCGCCTACGTCAAGCGCCATATTCTTGGCATGCTCCGGATGTTGATAGCTTTCAAGCTTATTAAGCAACTCCGCCATGCCTTCAATTTTCATTGGCATCCGGATCAACCTCCTCGCAAACACAGGTCAGCGTCCGCCTTAGTTCATCATCCTGGGGAATATCAATGATATTAAAAATACGCGTCCCATAAAGGATGCGCATATCGCTGTTTAATCCTGCCGTATAGCGGATGATCCAACGTGTTCGGCGGATATTCTCCGTTGCATTAGCCACCGCAAATTCACGTCCGAGAAGCGTCTTAGCCGCCGCCCAAACGGTTTTTACTTCTTCCCAGTAACTACCGCCGCCGAAACCGTCATCTTCGCCCTCTACAAGCCGCTGGAAGGTGATGCGGTGTCTAAATTGCGCTGGGTTCATGTGATATCACTCTCCACACAAGGATAATCGCAACGCAACTCGTGCACATAACCCGTGATCCCGTCAGGAATTTCAGCAGTCATGACATTTTGAATCGTTGTCGGACTTTCATGCTGTTCCGCGCAAACCATCAGAACGGCCATTTTAAACCGAGAATCGGTCTGCAAAGCCGGATACAATGTCGTGTCGTTTGTCACGGCTTTCTCAATCTTTTTAGTTGCCGCGTCAAGCAACAAATCAAGCAAATTATCTTCGTCGCTTCCATCAATGCGCAGCCACAGTTTTAAATCGTCTGTTATTAATGGGGTATCGGCCATTTAGCCGCACCTCCTTATGATGCACTCATGTAACCGGCGGTAATGAGTGCATTGATTACATCAGCTACCGTTGCCGTCGCCGGATCAAGATGCGGCATCAGTTTGCCAAGCACCACAGGTACGCCTAGTTTCGTAACTTGTCCATCAGCGGTCACTTCCAAAACGCCGCCAATGACCATCTTATCGGCGCTTTCACGGTAATTTTTTGCTACGTAAGACATTTAGATTTCCTCCTTATGCAAGAGTTAGGTGCCCGTTAATAAAGGCTTCATCGTCCCATGCAGTTACATCCTCGCGCTCAATTGCACGCATCGAAACGGTATTCGTATTCCAAGACGAATCGTTATACGGGTTCGTTGCAATGGACTGCTGTTGACGATCCCACAGGATAACCGCTTCTTTAAGATCACCGATAAAGATAGGCGCAACCGACGCGGAAACGTCTGGAAGAGTCAACTGAGACGCAACGAAAATTGGGCGACCAAACAGCATTTTTTGAGCAGATGTGATCGGGTTACCACCAATAGTCATCGGCTGATCGGAGCTGCAGCAGATCATCGGTTGAAGCAGGTAGCGGCCTTCGCCATCTTTTAGCTGGTCAAGGAAATTAAAGCCTGTTTGGTTGACAACGATCGTTGCTTGCTGAGAAATACCCGGGTCAAGTGTTACGTTAAGTGCTTTCTTGATATCGTCAGTACCCGCGAGATCTACAGCGGCTTTTGCCTGCAAAATTGCGAGAATCAGGCTGTTACGAGTCACAACGGACTTCTTTGCAAACCAACTAGCAATATATTGGCTTAAATTCGCGTCAGAGTCTGCAAGTACATCGTTAGTAAGTGGCAACTGACCGGCATAATCCTTAATGGCGTAGCTTACTTGCTCCAGCGTTGGTTTATCCGTAGCAGCAATTGTTCCTGCTTCGGCTACGTTGGCAAATGGTGTAAACGTTGCGCGCTGTTCGATCACACGAGTGCCCGTTCTTGTTTGTACGTTTTGCGTATTAATCAGCGGTTGCAGCGGATTGAGTGTTTGAACAAGTGTGTTAATTGCTGTCGAGATGTCTTGCGGAATTGTATAGCCGCCGTCTCCACCAGTCAGGCCGCTGATTCCTGTGAAGTCACGTTTTTCACTTTTAATATGCCCTTCCTGAATCAGGGAACGTTGATCTGCATCAAGCGCCGCCATACCGCCGCGAAGCATACGCAGGAATGTAGGCTTATACGATTTTTGGAATTGTTCTTGTTCCCGTTTTTCTTGTTCTTCCTGGCTTTCTTGAACACCAAGATCACCAGGTAGGTGGCGTTGTTCACCGGCAGGTGCGGCAATGGGATTCAATTTCGCCAATTCATTCAGCTCGTTCAGCCGCGTTTCAAGCGCGCTGAGCTCCGTTTTTGCCGCCTCTGCTTTCGACTTAAATTCTTTGGCACCGGTAAGATCATCTGCCTCGGCTTTCACCTTTGCGTCCGACACAAACTTGTTAAATGCCGTTCGTTTTTCTTCGATTTTCGCCTTTGCTTCGGCGATCATTTCTGCTAAATTCATTCGTTTTTGCCTCCTTATGGCATAAAAAGTAGCGCTCAGTCAGCGCTTAGTGTGCATTGAAGGTTGTATCCTTCGAGTTCCCAAATTTTATCTTTAATTCGTTCAATACAAATGCCTGAACCAATCTTCTCGCTGTAATTTTCCGGGTCAACACACCCAGTCGATTCAACGATTACAAAACCATTTGGCAACTTCGCCGCGACAACTGTTGTTTTGTTAAACAACGTTTGAATTTTGATTTCAGAATTCTTGAAAATGTCGTTTACTTGATCCTGGGTTACGATAATATTGCTCATTTAATCACCCTCTTTCAGTTTGAGTAAATCAAGTTCAAGCAATATTTTTTCTTTGCCGCGGCTCAAAACCTTTTCAAGCTTACGTGACACGACGACAGCCTCCGTATCAGGGTAGGCGGGCGTTGTGACCACACTGACATCATAAAGTTTCTCGATCTGCTTAATGGTGCGCTGGTAAAGCTGCCTGCTTTCGTCATACTCGATGTCCTCCGCTTCGTCTGAGTCCGGCACCGTAAACGCGAAGCTGCACTGATTGACGACGCCGGCCCGCATATTTTCAATCAAATCGCGTGAATAGCTGGTATCTGTTGGAATAAAATCAAATTTCAAACCAATATCATCAACAGTTAAGGCCATCGTGCCGGTTCCTGAGCTGACAGTATTTCGAGCAAGCGGCATATTTTGGTCATGATTAAACGTCGCAACGACATTCGACATGTCGGCTTTGTCCAGCGCATGAGGGTCAATCCGTTCGATAAACGAAACAAAATAACCCAATACATCGGAGTCTCTATTGAATTTCAAGGCGTATCCGACGAGATGTGTTTGATCACCCCCTTCCGTGCCATCACGGAGCTTGATTTCAGTTTGAATTGTTCTGATTTCTCGCTTGTGCTTTTCAGGCATTCGGTTCACCTCCTTCCTGGGCTTTAGGCGTCTTCACAACCGCTTTGACACGCGCCATTTGATATTCAGCCAAGTGCTCCGCATCTGTATAATTGAGCGATACAAGATGCTGATCCCCGACTGCTCCGACACCTGGTCGACCATACTCTTTCAGCACATCATTAATCGTTAAGACCCCGGCTTGTTGCAATTTGACAAGATTAGCTGCTTTTTTAGATGGGTCAATATCCAAGATTCGATCGGTGTTAAACGCCACATCGCGATTGTCCATGATCGTTTTAAACTTCACTTCTGCCGCAAATGCGTTCAGGTACGGAGAAAGCGTGTTTTGCAAGTACCATAAATTATCCTGGTCAGTGCTGGTATTCGTTGTCTCAATGCCCATGCGTGAGAGCGGCAGGCCAAACGCTTTAGCCACCTGCTTTGTGGTAAATGTGTTCGCGTTTAAAAAGTTTAGTACGTCAGCGTTAACTTCTAGTTGATTAAAATCCATCGTCATATCCATTGCGGCAATCTTACCGGCATTCACTGCACCGGCATACATTGCGCTGAAGTTTTTGGCTCGTTGCTTCAATTCCTCGTCGTTAAGCTTCACGCCATTCATTTTCAACGTTCCGCCAATAGCCGCGTTGTTCGAGAAAAAGTTCTTCACATAGTTCTTACTGCCGTCCTGCGTCTGCAGCTCTGTAACGAGCGAATACAACGCTCCAATACCGTTAATGCCGTCCAATGTCATAAACTTTAAGTGCAGCACATCCGACGATGGCAACGTATAGGACGTTCCGGTTAGCTGATTAAAAACCTGATATTGCAGGTCTGCGCCACTCTGCAAAACGGATACTTGACTATTCTTCACAAAATAAAGTGCGATCGGAACCCCCGTTCGCGGATCCCGAACAATTTGAATGACCGATTCCCGATTCAGCAGCATATTTGCGATCGCTACAAATTTGAGCGAAAAGCCGGAATAGTACTGATTCGGACGGTTATTCAGTAAATAGCTGATATTGTCCGAATCATCCGCCACGCCGTCGGCAAGCACATTAATCGGACAGCTAGCAATGTCACCGGAAATTGCACGAACTGCGGTAAAAATATCACTGTTTCGCAGAGCGCCGGCCCCAACATAAGAAGTCGAAGGCATACCCATTAGATCAAGCACAGGATTCAACCAGGCTGTATCGCCGAGTGGTGATTCTGTTCCCTCCGGGGCCGCACGTGAAAAGAAACGCATCTACCTTCAACTCCTCCCGTAAAGCATGAGCAAAGCAATCACGATCAAGGCGACACCATAAGCAAGCAGGCCATAAAGACCAAACATCAATTGTACAAATAAGCAGACCAATAAAATACCGACCAGCAAAAGAATGGTCGGAAGGAACGAACCTATAAAATTAATTAATTTTGTTAAACTTTTATCCATCAGTTATCACCTCACACAAAGAACAGGAACGGATCCGCGCCTTCGTTTTTGTAATGGTACATGGCTTCTGTATGCGCATCGACAAGTGCGACAATCGGATCAATCTTCTCACGATTCAGGCGCTTGTTAATCATGATCGTGTCGTTGTCCTCTTTCAAAACCGCGTTATGCACCGCAATATCAAGCAGCGGATTTGGGCCGTGCAGCATCTTCCTGTCATAAATTTGCAACCGAAAGTCTTTTGTCGGGTCATTAAGCGTTTTAAGACCCTGACGGACTTCAAATAGTTCCCAAGGCAATCGCCGATTCTCAATTTCAGCTAAAAACATTTGAATATTATAGGGATCGTAGCAGACACCCTTAACGTTCAGCTCATTTTCCTCAATATGCTGCTCCGTGTAGTCAATAATCTGGTTGAAGTTGATAATGCCCGTTTCGAGATCTGTAATCGTACAATACCCGCGTCTTTCAAGTGCTTTGTAGTCGATATTATCTCGCTTGATCTTTTCTTCAATGCCGCCTTTGCTTCCCACAAACGCGTGAGAATCACAATAAAACTTGCCGCCACCGATTGGATAAATAAACGAAACAGCCGCCAAATCGTCAACACGTGCCATATCCACACCGATATACACATCGCAACCGGAAATATCAATCGCTCGCTGCTCCGTTGCCTTCCAATCGGCTTCATTAAGGTAACTGGCTTCGCTTGACGCCCGCCAAAGATTAAAGTTCTTGGTCAGCGTCGGGTTGATTTCGTCTTTCGCAATAGCTTCTTTCAGCTTTTTGCGAATGTTCTTTAGCAAGATCGGGCGCATTTCTTCGACTTCCATCAGTGGATTAGACTTAATCCAAAGATCTTCCTGATGTACTTCCTCTTCGTCATCCTGCTCCGCGCAAAAGACGAAATAATTGTCATCTTGAGCATCCGGCTCATTCGGATCAAGCAGCTTCGTAATGTACGGATACTCTTTAGCATACATAGGCGCGTTCAGGTTAAATCCAGCGGTTGAGATAATTAGGAGCAGCGCATTCTCAAGCAGCATCTGCCCGGATTCAAGGACTTCCATCATTTCAGTCGTTTTGCTGGCGTGATACTCGTCCAAAATGCCAACCAGTGGCTCAAACCCATCGACCGCCCCAGTCTCGCTTGAGAGCGGACGGAGTACACTATAAGACTGTTCATCTGTTAATTCTTCACGGACTTTCCGAACGCGTTCCCGGACAGATGGTGACATCTGCATGACCTTGTTCAATTGTTTAACAACCATGCCAAAAGCAATTTTGGCTTGTTCCTTATCGTTTGCTGTGCAATAAATCTGCCGGCTATATTCCGGATTTTTGCCAAACAAAAACTCGTAAGAACCAATGCCAGACACAAGGATTGTCTTGCCGTTCTTACGAGCCATACTAATATATGCTTTATGAAACCGCCGTACGTCTCGACCTTTTTCATGCCAACCATACAACATGGACAAAATGAATTTTTGAAATAGAGCCAAGTTATTCGGCTTCCCAGTTTTTACGTCCGGGAGCATTTCCACGTACCGAACAATGTCATTCGCGAGGCGAACGCTATATGCATACGGGAAATCATCACCTTCAGCACGCTTTAAATCACCCAAATGCCGTTGACAGGCTTGTTTCACTTTCCGGCTGGCGACGATATCGCCGCGTAGCACACGTGCACAATATTCAAGCGCCCAATCTGTTTCAGCCATTCAACTCACCACCAAACCGAGCAAATGGATCCGTCGGTTTTTCTTTTGGCTTAGGCGCTACGATCCGCATTCGGCTGTCAATCGTCATGCCAAGCTGTCCGCAAATGCTCCGGATCTCACGGCCAAGTTCAATTTGCAGCATCATCGCCGGATTCTTCTTCGACTTGCCATCTTCGATAAGCACAAGCCCATTCTCATTCACATCTTCAACGGCTTGGATATACCGTGACAGGCTTTCGCAGTAAAGTGCGATTAGCGTTTGATCCAGTTTTGCAACCGGCAATTGCTTTAGTAGCTTCACCGAGCGCCTGTATTCTTTTTTAGCAAAGTCATCGAGCCATTTAGGAGGCGTCACCGTGATGGCTTCAAATTGTTTCAGCTGTTCTTCACTTTTTCTTCGTTCTTCAAGTTTGTCTTTGCCTGGTTTTCCAGTCATATTGCTCACAAGCTTCAACTTTCGTCCAGCCATTACGGATCAACCTCCTTTTTTAAAATTTTTGCATGCCTATGAAAATTTTTCATTTTTGGCATGTGTCGTACAGATGAGGGCAGCTCGTTACCCATGGGGGCCATACCATGCCCCGTTCGATCAGGTGGGGGGTCTAACTCCGATATGTTCCTGCCTTACCGTGTTTCGTCGAGTGACAGCTTTTACATTTTGCTTCAAGGTTGGATTCATCCAGTCTCTTGCTCCAATCCTTTCGAAGCTCAACGATGTGGTCGACTAGCTCTGCCTTAGTGATCCTCTTATGTCTCAGGCACTCTTGACATAAGCCATGATCACGAATCATCACGTGCTTAGCAACTGATCGCCACTCTCTCGTGTGATAGAATGCCATGATCTCTGGATCACTCTGCCAACGCTTGCGATCATAAGCCTTAGCTGTAGCCCTCTTGTGCTTAGCGCAGTACGACTCAGTCACCGGTATAGATGCCCGGCACCCTGGCTTACCGCACCGCTTTTGCAGGTTCACACCCGTTCATGCCTAATCGTATTCGTAACTGGTAATGCGCCTGGCTCATTCGTTATATACTTGACCTGCATTCGATGTTTTCCGAATCCCTTTAGTACTCTGTCATCGGTCCTTGTTTGCCAATCGTATGAGACGCTAACCTCTGCTTCAATCCGTTCGCCTTTGTAGTAAACGACCGGCACCGAATCCATATCATCGACACGTATCTCAAGCATTGGCTTAGCCATTAGAATCACCTTCCAAGTACTCAGCCTTAAGCTTTGTCATTCGCTTATCGATCTCACCAGTAATGTGTTTCTTATGATCATCATAGCCACCAACAATGCCAATGTACTGACGGTTCAGCTTATCAACCTTGATCTTGTTGTACGGAAGATCCTCGCATAACTTCTTGATCTTCTTCAAGATAATCTCACTCTTACGCTTCAAGTCCTTGCATCGATCGTCCATCACGTAAGACAAGTATCGGTAGCCGCAATGTGGACATAGTCCAGATCCAACGATGAACTTACCCTTTCGCACTTCGGATGTGTACCACTCGAATTCCTTATGACACTGATCACAGGATACTTTCATGGTTTAGTCACCGCCGAA